CGTATGAGATTACCCCTAACTGGATTATGGTCCACGGGGACGAGCAGAGCACTAAGCCACATGGGGGTTTAACGGCCCTAGAAGCCGCTAAGAGGCATGGTAAGTCGGTGGTCTGTGGTCATACCCATCGCCAGGGGATTTCGTCCTTCTCAACGGCGTCTGGGGGCGTTTTAACGGGTATTCTGACAGGCTTTGAGGTAGGCCATTTAATGGACGTAAGCAAGGCCCATTACACGCGCGGGACAATGAACTGGCAGTCAGGCTTCGGCATTCTATACGTAGACCGTAAAGGTGTGACACCAGTCACAATTCCTATTGACAAATCAGGTTCATTCGTAGTCGAAGGCAAGCGGTACGACTAGACCGTTATCAAATCGTTATACGACACGCCGACGCGCCAGGTGTAAAAGTCGGCTAATGCCCGTACATTTTGGCTTACCAACAAACGAAAGGGCGAAAAATGTACGACGTTTTGGTACCAACAGAAATCAAAAAATATGCTTCGGCTAAAGAAGCATCAGCTGCTCGTAAAAAAGCTATCTCTATGATGGCGCATTTATCTTTACAAGGTTATAGAGATAATGATTATCCATCTTTGAGATGTGGTGCTTGTTCTTTTGACGACGATGGTTTTTATGTCGTATTTCCGATAGTAGATGCACAATGAAGCACAATCTAACACCAGAACAGATAACGACCGTCTGCCTAGCTTTATTTGTTATAGGTCTAGGCATTTATGCAGCTATAGAACATGTCAAAGAAAAATACTACGTTAGGGGCTACTCACATGGATACAACAGAGCAAAATGGATTTACCGCAAAAACATTACTGGAAGAAGCGGCAGCGACGCTTGATGAGCGCGGTCTCGACTACGGCCATCCAGCCGTTAACATTAGAAGAATTGCGGACCTCTGGGCAAGTTACTTCGGTAGGGAAATCGACCCGCTGGACGTGTGTATCTGTATGGCTCTGGTCAAAATCTCCCGCATCGTGGAAACTCCTAACCGTGACTCATTCGTGGACCTGGTCTCATACGCAGCATTGGCAGGGGAAAGTGTCATCGGCGACTGGGACAATCTTCGTGGCAATAACTAGAACGCCACGCGGTACATGGTGCGATTATTGCCGTATGAGATGGGGCGTAAACGACATTCGTGGGCAAGAACAGGCCGTCTGGTCCATAAGGTCAGAGCGTCACGGTAAGGTCCTTAACCGACATTATTGTTTCAGCTGCGCTAAAGAATGTCAGACTTGGCACGATGGGTCTATGTGGACATTCAAAGAACAGCTCGACTATGCAGAAGGGAAGTATTACTTAGATGTTCAACCTTAACGACTATGAAGACGTGGACTCCAGAATTCATAAGTTTTATCAAGAGTATCCAGATGGAGCCATTATTACAGAGCAGGTGTTAAACGATGAAGAAAAAGGGATTGTGGTTTTCAAAGCCATCGCCTATAGAACTTATGCTGATACTCAGCCTTCCGCTACTGGCTTTGCGCGTGGCGCTCGTAAAGACCGCGGTGTGGATGCTTCTTTCTGGTACGAGAATTGTGAGACGAGCAGCATCGGGCGTTGTCTCGCCAACCTCGGACTTTCTGCTAAGGGAAAGCGAGCATCATCTCTTGAAATGGCAAGGGTTAACGACTCTAAGACAAGCCCTGCGCCAATTCGAGTTCGGACTGAGGAGCAGAAGACGTTTTTGGAATCGACTAACCCAGGCCAGGAAATTGTCTGGGACACAACTATAGAGCCACCAGCTGACGTTGTCGCAGCTTTTGACGATGCTGTGGACTTGATAAAGAAAGAACTGAAGGCTGAGCCAATACCTACGTGTAAGCATGGTCAGATGAAGCTCAAAGAAGGCTCAGGACCTAAAGGACCGTACAGAGGTTACACATGTCCGCTACCAATGAGCCGTAAAGCCGAACAATGCAAGGCGTTCTGGCAAGTTGTCGACCCTAGCGGAAGATGGTCATTCAGACCAGAGGATGAAGAACGTCTATGAAACCGCCACTTTTCGTAAGTAAAATCCACAAAGAACACAATTGCGTCGAAGTATGGGAAGATGGCGAGTTTCCCAATATTGTGTTATGCGAGCACATGACGATACAAACTTTTAAGAAAATAGCTGAACTTGTTAAAAGACCAGAGATAGCAGAACGTCTATGACCAGCCAGAGCAGGAAGCATCGAGGGTACGCTTCGCAACGCTTGGTGGCTGACTACCTACGCGCTAACGGCTGGGACAATGCTTTACCCGTTGGCGCAGGTAGGGACGGCAGCGATATAACAGGCGTGCCAGGCTTAGACATTGAGATAAAGGCACGCACTAAGCTAGACTTATCTGGTCTTATGAGACAACTCAAGGACCGAAAAGTTAATACTGGTATGGGCGTGGGCGTACTACGTCTCAATGGCCAGGGTGAAGCGGCTATCCAGGATTGGGTGGCCGTTTTGCGTTTAGAGGACCTGGTGTACCTATTGAAAGCGTCGGGTTATGGAAACTCTGATACATAGGTGCGTGGGCTGTGGCCTATGGATATACGGTAAACGCGAAAGGTGTGAAGAATGCCAAAATTCGATTACGAATGCCGAACCTGCTGGACTACCAGCGAAATAACAATACCTATAGATAAAGTAGAGGATTACGCTTTAATCTGTGGTGAATGCAAGAATGAAATGTTCAAGGTCTATGTAGCTACACCAGCGCATTTCAAGGGTACTGGATGGGGTAAAGACTAATTGTGACTCAGGTCACATTAGACACGACACGCCGAAAGGTTACGCTCAAATGAAAGACAAACTTGACAACCATGTTATGCTCAGACCGCTAGCGCGCCTGAGAGGCAGCGCACTTCGCGGACGAGCATTAGGCCGAACTATTGTCATTTTAGCGGTGCTAATGACGTATAGCTTCGCTGCTGTAGAAAAGATTGAAACTGCTAACGCAGAACTAGAACAGCCATTTCACATTGACAATGTAAAACTATATCTATACAACAAAGTAGAATGGTCTGAGTTTCAATGCGCTAATGACTTAGCGATAAGGGAAAGTAACTGGAGAGTAAAGGCAGTAAACAAGGAATCTGGGGCGTATGGGATATTTCAGCACATGAGTAAGTATGCGCCTACATGGGATGCTTATGAGCAAGTAGACAAGCACATAGAATATATAGACCATCGTTATGAAGGCTCATGGTGTAAAGCCTTATCTCATTCATTGAGGTATGGATGGCATTAAAGCCATATAGAGCTACAGCACATTGGAAGCGCATCCGATTACAAGTATTGAATAGGGATGCTTGGACGTGTACGTATTGCGGTGACCAGGCGACACAGGTGGACCACATTTGGCCTAAAAGTCGTGGCGGTGAGGACACATTAGATAATCTCACAAGCGCATGTGCTAAATGCAATACGTTAAAGCGTGACCGCATAGATACGGTTTTTTTAGGCACAACGTCTACCCCCCCTGATTTGGTCGAACGTATCTCCCCGATACGGACGAATCAGGACAAAAACGGACAAAAAGCACCAACTAAAATCAAAAAAGAGTTAGACTCACCTTTTTCCGCATTTGACTCATCGGGGGCTATCGAGAATGGCTAAGCGTAAGGGAGCTACAAAGCCACGCTTACAGAATGCGCCGCTTAAAGGACTAAGCCGCATTGACGAGGTTAAGAAATTCCTAGAAGGCTTGAAGGAAAACGGCGAACCGATGAGTCTACTGCCGTGGCAGGAGTACGTTCTAACTGACATGCTTAAAGTTGACAAGGATGGGCTATTTAAGCGTAAATCGAACCTACTTCTTATAGCACGCCAGAACGGAAAGACTCACCTAGCTAGGGTACGCATCCTGGCAGGCCTATTCGTGTTCGGTGAACGTAATATCGTAGCTATGTCCTCTAATCGAAACATGGCATTAGACACGTTCAATAAAGTTGTTGATATAATTGAACAGAACGATGCGCTTATGGCGCAGATAAAACAAATCCGCGTGGCCAATGGCCAGGAATCTATAGAGCTTCTAACTGGAGCGAAATACGAGATAGTTGCGGCGACTAGAGACGGCTCCCGTGGTAAAACCGCGGATTTGTTATTTATCGACGAATTACGCGAGGTATCTGAGGAAGCTTTTACAGCTGCTAAACCAGTAACGCGTGCTCGTAAGAATTCACAGGTCCTCATGACCTCAAATGCTGGCGATGCGTTTTCCAGCGTACTGAATACCATGAGACAGCGCGCCATAGACCATCCGCCAGCTAGTTTAGGCTACTGGGAGTATTCGGCGGAAGAATTCGCAAAGATACACGACAAAGATGGCTGGTATCAGGCTAACCCAGCTTTAGGCTATCTGATAGATGAAGACACTATCGCCGAAGCTATCGCAACGTCCACAGTCGAAGCCACAAGGACCGAGGTACTTTGCTCATGGGTTTCGGCACTCAAATCGCCCTGGCCGTACCACGCTTTTGAGGACTTGACAGTTCAAGACCTAGTTATAGCTCCAGGACCGAAGACTATCTTCGCTATGGATATATCTGTGAACAAGCGCAACGCCAGCTTAGTCGCTGGTCAGATACGCGACGACGGCAAGATAGCGGTAGGCGTTATAGCACAATTCGAGAGCCAGGTAGCGGTAGACGAGTTACGCATGGCCGTAGAAGTGGCAGAATGGGCCAAAAAGTATAAGCCGCAGATGATTTGTTTTGACAAGTATTCTACGATGAGCGTGGCTGAAAGATTGAGCCAGTCTGGTTATAGAACGCAGGACATGAGCGGACAGGTATTTTACCAAGCGTGCGGAGACCTATATGATGCCATCGTGAACGGGCGCATAGTTCACATCGGACAAAAGTCGTTGGTGGACTCCATGAACAACTGCGCGGCTAAGGAGAATGACGCAGGATGGCGAATCGTGCGTAGAAAGTCCGCAGGTGACGTTAGTGCAGCTATTGGCCTAGCGATGGTGGTCCACCAACTACTGAAACCACAAAGTAAGCCACAAATCATCGCAGTCTAAATTGTTCTAATTGTCCGTTTTGTGTGGTATCCTATCCTGAATGGGACTCTTTGACCGTTTCCGTCCGACAAAAATCGAAGCGCAGAACGCGCCGCAAATTATGTCGGAAAATTGGACTATTGCGCCGTTAACAGTCGGCAACATTTCACGCGCGGATGCTATCTCTGTACCTAGCGTTGCACGCGCAGCATCTTTAATTAAAGGAATTATCGCTAGTACGCCGCTAGAAGTTTATCGCGACTCAACTGGTGAAGAAATAGAAAATACTCCTGCATGGATTAGACAACCATCACCGTCGCAGCCACGTTCCGTCACGTTGGCATGGACTGTTGACAGTCTCATTTTCTACGGCCAAGCATTTTGGCAAGTAACG